GTCCCCCGCTACTGCAACCCCTGGTACGTTTGACCTTGATATCGACTCAAATGGTCGTTGGTCTGTAGAGCGCTTCAAAGGTCTTCTATACAATATGGAACGTGATGCTAATCATATTGCACAAGACACTCGTAGAGGCAAAGGGAACTTCGTAATTTGCTCGGCAGACGTCGCTTCTGCTTTGGCAATGGCTGGTGTTCTTGACTATGCTCCTGCTCTTTCAACGGGTCTAAATGTTGATGACACAGGCAACACATTTGCTGGTATTCTCAATGGTCGCTTCCGTGTGTTCATTGATCCATACGCATCAAATCTTGGCGCACAGTCACAGTTCTATGTTGTGGGATACAAAGGTGCTTCACCTTATGATGCAGGTATTTTCTACTGCCCATACGTTCCTCTACAGATGGTTCGTGCAGTTGATCCTAACACCTTCCAGCCAAAAATTGGCTTCAAGACACGTTACGGAATGATTGCTAACCCATACGTTACACCAAATGCTTCAAGTACTGCACCTGATGCAGACAACTTTACATCTGGACGTAACCAGTACTATCGTAAGACGAGAGTGCTGAACCTTATGTAAGAAACCGGCGTAGATCGGGTTTGGGGGACTTCGGTCCCCCTTTTTTTATTGGATAAATATTGTATCATGGGAGAGTTTAATGTATACTGGTAATTCATCAATCTACGCCAATCTTTATGCAGATAGTCATCCTTCAACTTATGACTATCTTAAACCCAATGGATTTCGTTTGGTTGTTAAAGATATTCCCAATGTATCATACACTTGCCAGAAAGTAACGTTGCCGTCACTCGCTGTAAATGCTATTCCTCAAGAAACACCCGCTTTGACTGTATTCTTTCCTGATCAACAACCTCAGTTTGGTGACCTTTCTGTAGACTTTATTGTCTCAGAAGATATGAAAAACTTTAAGGAACTTTATAACTGGCTTATTAGTTTAACAGAAACCAATCCTGAAATTTCTAATGACTTTTTTACTAGAAGGCAAGCTAGGTATGCTCAGGTGAAGAACAGTAGAGAATCGTCTAAGTATTCTGACGCTACACTTTTTATTTTGAACTCAGCAAACAATCCCAAGATTGCTGTTAAGTTTATTGAACTTTTCCCCACCCAACTATCGCCGTTGACATTTGACACAACAGTTGATAACATTCAGTATTTCGTATGCGGCGCAACCTTCCGTTATCGCACGTATGAGATAGAAACATTATAACCTTTTGGAGTTATTATGACAGAACAAGTGCAAGAACCTACCAAGAAAACTATCGCCATTTCAGAGCTACAAAAGCATAAAGTATTCATTGCTACTCCATGTTATGGCGGTGCATTGACTGAACCATACTTTAAAAGTATTCTTCGACTAGTTTTCTTTTGTGACAAGCATGGCATCCCCTTGCAGTTCGGAACTATTGCAAATGAATCCCTAGTTCCTCGAGCAAGGAACACATTGACCGCATTCTTCCTACGATCCGATTGTACTCACCTTTTCTTCATCGATGCAGACATTGAATTCAAAGTAGAAGATTTCATTCGCTTGCTTGCTGCGGATCGTGATATTGCCGTGGGTGCATATCCCAAGAAAGGTATCAATTGGGAAGTGTTGAAGAAGTATTCAATCAGCAATCCCAATGCAACCGAGGATGAGTTGGCGTGTGCAGGTAGTGAGTATGCTATCAATTTTCAGTTTAAGAATCTTGAAGAACGCACTATTGAAGTTCAAGATGGGTTGGTTGCATTGAAAGATGCGGGAACGGGTTTCATGCTCATTAAGCGATCCGTCCTTGAAACTATGGCTAAGGCATATCCTGAGCTTCAGTATAATAACGATATCAACGTAGACAAAGATCTTGACAAACACACTTTCGCCTTCTTCGATACCCTCATTGAAGAATCATCGAAGCGTTACTTGTCAGAAGATTACACATTCTGTCGTCGTTGGCAAAATTTGGGCGGTCAAGTTTGGCTTGATCCTAACATTAGCTTGAATCACTACGGAACGATTCCTTTCCGAGGTAATCCTACTATTATCTTTGAACGCCGATAAATGAAACTAAGTGACTTGCAGCAATCATGGGAGAAGGATGCCAAGATTGATGAAATGAATCTTGGGGGGGAATCAACAAGGATTCCCATTCTCCATGCTAAATATTTGAACTTTCTCACATCTGCAAAACTCAATTTGAGGAAAGCAGAATCTGAATATGCGAACATGCGTAGAAAGAAATATCGATACTATCGAGGTGAGATGACTAAATTTGAACTTGATGATGAAGGTTGGAGTCAATGGCAAGGAACAAAACCCATGAAGAACGAAATGGATGAGTTCCTTTCATTTGATTCTGATCTGGTTGCTTTGCAAGATAAGATCGAATACTTTAAAACAGTTTTGTATCATCTGGAACAAATTATTCGATCCCTTAATTCACGAACTTGGGATATCAAGAATCACATTGAATGGTTGAAATGGTCGAATGGATCAATTTGATGTAACAATTAGAAAGCGAGATGAGGTTCATGTCTTAGTCGACTGCGATCCTTCATTGCGCCAGGAACTTTCAGAACACTTTACTTTTGAGGTTCCTGGCGCAAAATTTCATCCTATGTACCGTAGTAGGATGTGGGACGGTAAGATAAGATTATTCAATTACATGTCTGGAGAAGTGTATGCCGGTTTGGTGGATCATATTTCAGATTTTTGTCTACATAATAATTACTCTCTTGATCTTAGTAAACTTGAACATGTAGGTGAAACTGCTTCAGTTGAAGAAGTAAAGCAGTTTTGTGAATCACTTCAATATGCTACACAAAGCAAACCTATTCAAGTTTATGATTATCAAATTGATGCAGTTCATCAAGCGTTGTCGTCGGGAAGAAAACTTCTACTTTCTCCCACAGGTTCGGGCAAGTCGCTGATCATCTATTCTTTGATCAGGTGGCATCACAGTAAAGGCCGTAGGCAACTGATTGTAGTTCCCACTACATCATTGGTTGAGCAACTTTACAGCGACTTCTATGACTACTCATCTATCAATGGATGGGATTCCAAGAACCTCTGTCATAGAATTTATTCAGGACAAGAGAAAACAAACGAATCGCCCATTGTCATTTCTACATGGCAATCACTTCAAAAGCTAGATAAGAAATGGTTTGCATCATTTGATTGCATCTATGGCGACGAAGCACATCTATTTAAAGCAAAGTCTTTGACCGCTATCATGTCAAGGTGTGTTAATACTCCTTATCGTATCGGGGCAACGGGTAGCTTGGATGGATCACAGACACATAAGTTAGTTCTAGAGGGCTTGTTTGGTCCTGTCTACAAAGTAACAACGACAAAGCAACTTATGAAAGAAAAGAAACTTGCCGATCTAAAAATCTACTGTCTGCTGTTGAACTATTCAGAGACTATTAGGAAGGCATGTAAGGATCTTTCCTACCAAGAAGAAATGGATTTCCTGGTCACTAACAATCAAAGAAATAAGTTCATTCGCAATCTTGCTCTTTCATGTAAAGGCAACACACTTTTACTTTATCAATATGTTGAAAAACATGGTAAGTTACTGTATGATATGGTATGGGCAAAGTGTGGTGATAGAAACGTATTCTTTATTCATGGAGGAACTGACACTGAACAAAGGGAAAAAGTTCGAGCATTAGTAGAGGAGGACAAAGACGCGATAATTATCGCGTCTTATTAGGTGCGGAACTTTTTCAACAGGAATCAACATAAGGAACCTTCACAATGTTATCTTTGCTTCACCGTCTAAATCACGTGTCAGGAATCTTCAATCGATTGGTAGGGGATTGCGTACCTCGTCAACAAAGACAAGTTGCAACCTATATGATATCGCAGATGATCTAACATGGAAGAAAAGAAAGAACTTCACTCTAGAACACTTGGTTGAAAGAATCAAGATATATAATGAAGAATCCTTTAACTACAACTTAGTAAAGGTAGACATAAATGACTGAACAGAAATTTATCTTTGTGAAGTTGGTTAATGGCGACAATCTCATGTGCATGACTGAATCTGACATTCATGATATTAAAAAGCTAAAACATCTTGCAGTATCAGACCCCATTCAAATTTTCTCATTCAAGATGCCGTACAATGGAGCAATTATTGAAAAGTATATCATGCAGGCCTGGGCGCCGTTCTCGTCATCGAATGCTATGACTATTCCTATGAACAATGTTGTTTTTGTGGGTGAGCTTAAACAAAATTTTGTTGACAAATATATGGAGTATGTAACTGATCCTAATGCACAACAACTAGTTCAAGAGGGTTCTGAGGAAATGTTAGGTGATGAAGATGACCTTGAGTTTGTTGAGGAACAAGATGAGGTTAGTGCAATAGAAGAACAAATTGAGGAACTACAACAATCAATTAAGAAATGGTATCATTGAAATGGCAAAAAAAGCGGCGCACTACGTAGATAATGAACAATTTTTGCAAGCCCTTCTTGCATACAAGGAATCATGTGATTTGGCGGTTGCTGATGGGCGAGATAAACCAATACTGCCAAACTATATTGGATCGTGTTTCATCAAGATTGCAGAACATCTTGCATATAAAGGCAACTTCATCAACTACTCCTTTCGCGATGATATGATCTCAGATGCTATTGAGAACTGTCTTATTGCTGCTGAGAAGTTTGATACCAATAAGTCAAAAAATCCCTTTGCTTACTACACACAGATTGTATACTTTGCATTCATTCGAAGGATTCAGAAAGAAAAGAAAGAGCAATCAAAAAAGTATAAACTTATCGAAAACCTGAACATAGATGATATCATTACACAAGAAGGTGACAATGATGAGATGAGTACGCAGATTCTTGACTTCATCAAGAAACAACTCGATACAGTAGATCCTGATCGTAGAATCATCCCTTCTCCAAAAAGTGCAAAACTTGCTGAAGAAATTGCAGCAAAACTTGACTTTGATGATTGATTTCTGCTAAATACTATTATATCATTCATCATCATTAGGAGATCGTTATGAACAAAATCAAAGTCAGTGAACTTTTCTATTAAATAAATATAGGTGTTACTAGTTTAAATAAGGAACACCTAAGATGTACATCTATAAAATTGAGAACAAAGTCAATGGAGACTTTTATATAGGCAAAACTAAAAACTCATTAAAAACACGGTGGAGTCAACACAAGGGTGACCACAAAAGAAACTATAAGAGTAGATTATATAACGCATTTGAAAAATATGGTGTTGAAAATTTTGATATGTATGTTATTGAAAAATGTAGCAGAGAAGACCTTTTAGATGAGCGTGAAATATACTGGATTGAGGTATTAGATCCTCCCTATAACATAACTAAGGGAGGAACAGGGGGGAGAATTCATGATCAAACAGGAAAGCGGTGGAAAATAAAAGATACTTCTAGAATGAAAAATAAAAAGACAGTAACAAATAAAGTGAGTGAAGGTAGAAAAAAAATCTCAGGAGGCAACAACTATCAATCAAAATTTTATATTCATACTCCATGGGGTGTTTTTGAAACATGGAGAGACGCAGAGAATGAAGCGAAACGACTAAAGGCAGAAGGAAGTAAAGAAGTTGTAACAGATTCTCTTAGAAAATACTGCTTAAATGATATAAAATTAAGCGAAGAGGGTAGAAGAACCCCAAAAAGCTGGAGAGGAAAACATACTAAAGATTTGGGTTTTTATGTGAGGAAAAAAGATGAGTAAACTACGGTATTCAGAGCTTTTCTATTCGATCCAGGGTGAGGGTCGATATATGGGTGTTCCTAGCGTGTTTTTGAGAACTTTTGGTTGCAATTTTCGTTGCAAAAATTTTTCTAGATATAAAGAACATATTTTAGGTGACGAAACGCACAATCCTGAGGTGATACAGATAATTCGAAATCTTGATAATTATAGAACTTATTCCGACCTGCCTCTTGTTAAGACGGGGTGTGACAGCTATGCATCTGTATATCCCGAATTTAAGAAATATGCACAAGACGCATCAATCGATGCAATTGTAGAGGGCATTGTGAGCATGCTTCCTCATAAGGAGTGGCGAGACGAGCATCTTGTCATTACTGGAGGCGAACCTTTGCTGGGATGG